TTTAGAACATTCTATTGAAAAAAATTTATCAAAAATAAAAAGGTTTTCATTAGCTTTCAATGTATTACCATTAGGTGAAATAGGATCTCAAGATTCTAAAATAAATTTTAAATAAATATGTTACTAAGTGAAAATTTTAGTTTAGATGAATTAACAAAGTCTCAAGAAGCTATTCGTTTAGGTATTGAAAATGAACCTAATGACGAACAAGTTGGGAATTTAATTTTACTTTGTAAAAATATATTACAACCTGTTAGAAATCATTTTAAAAAAGTTGTGTCAGTATCTTCTGGATATAGATCAGTAGCACTTTGTGAAGCTATAGGATCTTCTGCTAAAAGTCAGCATACTAAAGGTCAAGCGGCAGATTTTGAAATATTTGCTGTAGCAAACAAAGACGTTTCAGATTTTATTGTACAAAACCTTGATTATGATCAATGTATACTTGAATTCTGGAATGAAAATGAACCTAATAGTGGATGGGTTCATTGTAGTTACTCAATAAATGGTAATAGGAAGCAGTACTTGAAGGCACAGAAGGTAAATGGTAAAATTGTATATTCACCAATGGTTTAATTATGCCAATAGGAAGATCACAAATACCTCAACAAATAGAAGGAAAACTTCGTGGAGCAAAACCATCTAAAGCCATGCTTGCATATAAAAAAAGAAAGAAAAAAATAAAATGACAAAGCTTTGTTCTAGAGGAAAATCAGCAGCAAAAAGAAAATTTGCAGTATATCCTTCTGCTTATGCAAATGCATATGCTTCAAAAATTTGTGCTGGTAAAATAAAAGATCCTTCTGGCAAAAAAAGAAAAGATTGGAAACCTAAAGGTGCTTATATGGGTAAATTTATAGAAGTAGAAATGAATAATAAAAATTATTCTAATGAATCTTTAAAAAATTACTATGGAGATTTATTAAAATAATGTCAGAAGATAAAAATAAAGAAGAATCTACAATAGAACTTGCTAAAAGAGTAGGATCTAAAGAAGCAGCAAGAATTATTACTGCTGAAAAAGCAAAATTAAAACAAGAAAATAATTTTGAAAAGACTGGACAATATTATTTTGATCTTGGTTTAAAGCAAGGAGGTCTTGCAAAATGGTTTAATGAAAATTGGGTAGATATTTCTGCCCCTAAAAAAGGAGGAGGTTACAAAGAATGTGGAAGAAAATCAGCGAATGGATCAAAAAGAGGTTACCCAAAATGTGTTCCTGCAGCAAAAGCAGCAAGAATGAGTGAAAGTCAAAAGAGATCAGCAGTAATTAGAAAAAGATCTGTAGGTAATGCTGGTCCAAAACCAACAAATGTTAAAACAATAGTTAAAAAACCTAAAAAAATGAAAGATGGTGGTATATATAACATGACAAAAATGAGGTATATTTAGATATTATGAAAAAATTTAAAAAATATAAAGATGAGTCTATGAAACATGAAGGTATGGAATCAAAAGCTATGGAAGGTAGAGAAACTATGCTTGAAAAAAAGGGATATGAAGAAACAAAAAGTGGTAAAATGAAACCTATGAAGGCAAAAGAAGGTGTAATGGCAAAATTATCATCAAAAGCAGATTTAAATAAAGATGGCATGCTTTCTTCTTATGAAAAAAAGAGAGGAATGGCTATTCAAGAAGCCATGGATGAACCTGTTAAAGCTAAAACTGGTAAAATGATGGTTAAAGGTCAAAAAGCAATACAAGTTAACAAACAATACTTTGGAGAATATTAAAATGGGAATGAAAACATATTTAAAAGCAGGAATAATTCCAAAAAATACACCAGCAAAAGTTGCAGGTATGTTAAAAGGATTTAGTGCTAAGAAAGTTTCTAAAAACAATAAGAAAAAATAATGTCTAATGGCTACTTCAGGAACTACATCATTCGATTTAGACATAGACGATATTATTGAAGAAGCCTACGAACGTTGTGGCGTAAGAACTAACAGCGGATACAATATAAAGTCAGCAAGAAGAAGTTTAAACATTTTATTTTCTGAATGGGGAAATAGAGGAGTTCATCTTTGGAAAGTTGTTCTTAAAGAACAATTACTTACTGCAGGTACCTCAACTTATTCTACACCATCTGATTGTAGTGATGTATTAGAAGCTTATGTTTCTACAGCTTTAACTGTAACTGAAACAACAAATGACATTTCTTTAGATAAAATTGATAGATCTGCTTATGCAGCTCTTCCTAATAAAGGACAAACTGGACAACCTTCACAATATTATGTGAATCGTCAAATTAATCCAACTATTAGTTTATATTTAACACCAGATTGTGCTCAATATATTTATTTAAAATATTATTATATTAGTAGAATACAAGATGCAGGTGCATATAGTGATCAAGCAAATGTACCTTATAGATTTTTACCATGTATGATTTCAGGACTTGCTTATTATTTAGGACAAAAAGTTGCTCCAGATAGAGTTCAAGGATTAAAATTAATATATGAGGATGAACTACAAAGAGCTTTAGAAGAAGACTCTCAAAGAACAAGCTCTTATATTTCACCTTATTCTTACTTTGGAGATGGAATCTAATGGCGTTTTCTAGAGGTAAAAGATCACTGGCTATTTCTGATAGATCAGGAATGCAATTTCCATATGTGGAAATGAAAAGAGAATGGAATGGTTCGTGGGTACATTTTAGTGAATATGAACCAAAACAACCTCAGTTGGACCCAAGGCATCATAAAGCAGATCCACAAGGACTTAAAAATGCTAGATCAGATACTGTTCCAGGTGGTGGATGTTTAGTACAATTAGATTTACAATATTGGCCAGGACAATACGAAACAACCAATCCAGGTAGTATGCAACCAGCAATTAGTGGTGATGTAATCAATGCTAGAAGACAAGCTTATTCTAATGTTGGAGATGTAACCGTAAATATAACATGACATATACAGAATTATTACAACAAATTAGAAATTATACAGAAGTAGATTCTTCAGTTTTAACTGATTCTGTTTGTGACACATTTATTAAAAATTCTGAATATAGAATATTTAGAGAAGCAGATGCAGATTATTCAAGAGAATATGCTACATCAAGTTTTAATTCTGGAAATAAATATTTGTTATTACCCGATGATAATACAGATGAAGGTTCTACAACAGTTAGAAGAGCTTTTATAGTAAGATCTGTAGTTGTGACTAATACTTCTTCAGCTCAAATATCATTAGAACCTAGAGATGATACTTTTATTACTGAATATAATAGTTCTGGAACAAGTGGTTTTCCTAAATATTATTCAATGTATAAAGAAAATGCTATTCAAGTAGCCCCTATACCGAATAGTAATTATGCTGTTACTTTAGATTATGTATATACACCAGATAATTTAAGTTCAACAAATACAACAACTTATATTAGCCAAAATGCACCAGAATTATTACTATATGCTTGTTTAGTAGAAGCCTTTGCATATTTAAAAGGACCTATGGATATGTACAAACTATATCAGGACAAGTATAATACAGCATTACAAGGATTTGCGTTAGAGCAAACAGGTAGAAGACGCAGAGACGAGTTTCAAGATGGTGTGTTACGAATTAAAATTAATTCACCATCACCATAATAACTATAAGGAGTACAATATATGGCAATAACACAAGCAGTGTGCAACACATTTAAGTCAGAACTTTTAGGTGCTGTGCATGATTTCGATTCAGGTTCAGGACAAGCTTTTAAATTAGCATTATATACATCAGCAGCTAACTTATCAGCCGCTACAACAGTTTACACGGCGTCTGGTGAAGTTTCTGCATCAGGACAATATACAGCAGGCGGTGGAATATTACAAAGTCAACAAGTATCACTGGATGGTTCTGTTGGTATAGTAGATTTCGCAGATCTATCTTTTACAGGAGTTACATTAACTGCTAGAGGAGCATTAATTTATAATACATCTGCTTCTAACAAATCAGTTTGCGTATTAGATTTTGGCACTGATAAAACTGCAACATCAGGAACATTTACAATCGTATTCCCAGCATTTACATCAGCAGCAGCTATATTAAGAATCGCATAATTTTAGGAGGGCCAGGTGGCAGATATTACAATAGAAGTAACGTCGCCTGGTACTCTTACCACATGGGGAAACTCTACTTGGGGTTCTGCAGCATGGGGACAAATTTCAGGACTAAGTGCTGATCAAGCGAGTGCAGATATTACAATAGATTCATCCGTAGATTTATCTACAAATTTATTAAACACAACAACTGATATAGTATCTTTTATAATTACTGGAAGTGTAGATCTATCTACAAATTTATTAAACACAACAACAGGTACAGCCGAAGGACAAAATAATATAGAAGTAGAAGTTACTTCTCCTGGTAATCTACCTTGGGGCTCCGAAGCGTGGGGCTATGGTTCATGGGGCAATATCGGTGGAATGGATATTTCTATCGGAGCAGACGCTGTTCTTACTCCTTCCCAAGAAGTAGACGTAATTGGTAATCAATTAAACACGACTACAGGAACTTTATCCATTACAGGAGATGCTAGTCTTGATTTAACTGGAATAAGTTCTATTGTAACTACAGGAACAATAACTGCTCAAATAGATGTTGATGTATCTGTTACAGGACAATCTAGATCAACTACAGTAGCTACAGTTTCTATTACAGCTGGTGCAGATATAGATGTAAATGGAAGTTCATTAACTGTATCTTTAGGTGATGAAGAAATTGATATTGCGGTAGCTGTATTTTTAACTGGAAATGCACTTTCTTCAAGTGTAGGAACAGCTGAATTAGATGCAAATACGTTAGTAAACGTAACATCTGTATCTGCAACAACTACTATAAATTCAGTATCTGTAACTATAGATGTAGCACCAGAAATTACTGGTTTACAAATGACTACCTATACAGGAACTGTATTTATAAATGCTTGGGCAGTGGTAAATATTGGTATAAGTAACAGTTGGTCTGTTGTTGACATAGCGGCCTAATCAAACTAAAATTGGTTATTATTACAAATTTAAAAGGAATTTATGGCATCTAGTTATTCTACAGACCTCAAACTTGAGCTAATGGTAACAGGGGAAAACTCTGGAACTTGGGGCGATAAAACAAATACAAATTTAAATTTATTACAACAAGCAGTCGCTGGATATCAATCTATAGCACTTACGTCTACAAATACAACTTTGTCTATGACTAATGCTACAATATCTAATGCAAGAAATGCTGTTATAGAATTTACTGGAACACTTGCTGCTAATGCAACTGTTTATGTCGAGTCTGGAATTGAAAAAACATACACAATTAAAAATAGTACAACAGGTGCATTTACATTAGCACTAAATCAAGTTGGGGGATCTTCAGTAATTTGGGGAACAACTGAAAAAAATATTAAAGGTGTTTATTTAGATGGAACAAATGCAAATACAATTGATCTTAGCACATTAGGTGGAGCAATTAGTACAAGTGCCTCTATCGGAGATTTTGTTATTGGTCCTAATGAATTAGATACGGCATCAGTTACATCAGTTAAAATTGCATCATTTGCAGTTACATCCGCAAAATTAGATACTTCATCTGTAACTTCAGTTAAAGTAGCTTCTTTTGCAATTACATCGGCAGCTTTAGATACAGCATCAGTTACATCAGTTAAAGTAGCTTCTGGTGCTATTGGAACAGCTCAATTAGCAACAACAGGAGTTACAGCAGCAACTTATACCGCAGCTACAATTACAGTTGCAGCGGACGGTCGTATTACTTCTGCATCTTCTGGATCAGCAGGAGCTGGAATGGGAATACCAACAAGATATACAGTAGGACCATCATCTGGAACACATACTGCATCACCAACAACAAATAGACT